TTTTGATAATATTGTATCTTTACAAGTAACTAATAGTTCAGGTATATTAGAATCAGTACCTGTTGCATATGCATCTCCTGAAAATTGGAAAAGCTTTCAAAACTCTGATTTGAAGAGAGATAGTCGTGGTAAAATACAGCTACCGTTTTTAGTTTTTAAGCGTGATAGTATAACTAAAGATAGAAATTTAGGTAATAAAATAGACCCAGGTAAACCTTTATATGTAACTATTGATGAAGGTTATACAGAAAAAAATAGATATGATAGATTTGCTGTTCTTAATAAAAAATTGCAAGGTAGAAAGAAAATAAAAACTCTACAAAAAGTTGTAGTACCTGATTATGTAACAGTAACATATTCTTGTATTATATACACAGAATTTTTAACTCAAATGAATACACTTATTGAAGCTATAAGTTATGGGGAAGGAAGTTACTGGGGTGATAAAAATAAATATTTGGTAAGAGCTAAAATTGATGAATTTCCAAGTACTGTTGAAATAACAGTTGGAGAAGATAGAGTTGTAAAGAGTGAATTCACTATTACATTAAATGGTCATATTATACCAAAAACTATTCAAAAGCAAGCAGCAATTGAAAGTATAAAAACATTTACTAAAGCAATTGTACAGT